CTACGGTGACCTAATAGGGACCAGTCTGTACTACCGCCGCCTGAGTGAGTCCATACATCGTTTGTATTATCCCAGTACAACTGACCGTCGTCGCGAGAAAACAAAATGCTTTCACGCACATAGCCGTTAGCCTGTTCATTCTGTACTACGCCAGTAGTGATCTGACCTATAGAATAGTTGGCTACTTTTAGCTGGGCATCTATAACCAACGTACCGGTCATCGTGTCCCCGTCCTTGGAGACAGATTCGGTGTCAGCGGCTGTTTGGGCTTGTGAGCTGATGTCACCTAGAGCGGCAGCGGTTACGCGTAGCTCGACCTTAACACCAGCAGAAAAAGAAGAGGCAGTCGTTCCGTCCTGCCCACGCACAACCGTCAGGTCATTACTGCTGATCGCAGTGACCTTGACGACTTCAAGTGTGGGAGAGGCCGTGTCCGTATCAATCGTAAGATAGATATAGTCGCCAGACGACAGCGTCGGCAACCCAGACGCGTCAGCTACGCTGATCGTTGTTTGAGTTGCGTTGATCGCTGAAGACAGCGTCGTACTTACGTTGTTAGCAAACTTGACTGCCATAGGTGATATACCTCAATAAGATCCAAAGACTTAGGAGACGGTGACTTCCCACGTGATCGTCATCGAGTCTTGTGAACCTTTGTTAACTACTGAAAAAGTAGTTCTGCACAACATGTCACCGCCAGAAGAAGCGTTGAACAAGCCAGCTTCAGTAATAGCACCTGTACCATCGCCCGCGCCGAAGCTTGCGACGTAGGTAACAACGTTACTAGATACTGTAGTGGAAGTCAGAGCTTCACGATGAGCCTGTGAGCCAAGCGCAGTATTACCTGCTGCGGGACTTGTAGACCCTGTTCCAATAGCCATGTGAGACATAGCGTTTGTAGTGGCGTCCTTCATGCGGCTTGCAACGAAGTTCTTACCGGCGGTTACGACTAAGTTAGGGACCTGCTGTACCACCTCGCCGTTAACGGCGATCGACAGGTGCCCCTTTAGCTTCAGATCATCATTTAACATGGATTACTCCTAGTTGTTGATCGGTGCGACATTTATGGCACCTGCGTTTAAAAGGGAAGAGGCCGCTGACCTCTTACTAAAAGTAAGAACATCGCTAATCGAAACAGACTCATCGATGCCCTTGCTTATGAGTTTAGATTCTACCTCTGACAGAGATAAAGAATCAGATTTATTTGTGCTGAATATGATATCTGCTTGTTCGAGCAGGCTAGCGAAATCTGTTTTAAGCAATGCTGGAGTAAGTGCTGGTACATCACTTAGAGACGTGCTGTCAGTAAAAGATCTCTGCGCCGAGAACACGCGATCTAACGAGTCAGTGACTGTGGCTGTGTCAGATTTACCAAGGCTAGTATCGCGTTTGTCTGAGTCAGCGAAAGAGACGGTTTCTGTTACGTCCCTAGAAAAAGCAACAACCCGGCCAAAAGTTTCGCTTACACTTACTGATTCTGTCTTTGCTAGTTCAGACTGTAGCGACGCGCTTTCGGATAGCGTTGCGGTATCGGTAAAGTCGCGGAACGCGGTAAAGACTCTAGTTAAGTTTTCACTTAGCCCTAGTACGTTACCTTTTCTCGCTTGAGTATCTTTTGTAAACGCGTCTACTGTTGCTGCGTCGTCTAGTGTAAAGGCATCGCTAAATGTGCGGCTGAATGCAACGACACGGCTGAATACCTGAGAAAGAGATACTGCGTCAGTTTTCCCTAGCGCAACTGCGCGCACATCTACATCTGATAAAGTGGTTGTTTCGGTAAACGTACGGCTTGCAGAGAAAACGCGAGAAAACGAATCGCTAACGCCAAAAGAATCGCTATCGGGACGTGAGTAGCTAATCGCTGGACTGTCAGACACCGTAGCGGCATCGTCAAGCGGCTTACTCATTGCAAAACTATGTTGTTCTGCTGGGTATAAGAAATCAGCTTCGTTTTTGCCGTACTCGATTACAGAGTTTTCTGATAAAGAAGTACTGTCTGTAAAGCCGCGTATGAACGACACCGCGCGGCTTAAGTTGTCAGTTATAGTTGGGGCGTCTGCTAACGGCTTACTAATATCGAATGCTGTGAGTTCCGTTACTACTGGAGTATCGGATAACCCCTTACCAAACGCCATAGAATGGTCGTCAGCAAACGATACGGAGTCCGACACACCTTTGCCTACCAACAAAGTTTGTGCGTCAGAAAAGCCAAAGCTGTCCTCAAATTGACGGTTATAAATCAGTAATACAGCTATGTCTTCAGTAACTGCTGCTGTATCTGCCAGCACCTTACCGACATCGAACGTCGTTACTTCTTCAAGAGTAGGCTCATCCGCCAGCACCTTAGCGACATCTAGCGTAGTTTGCTCCCCGATAATAACTGGGTCGTTACCACGGAAATAGCGGTTGAGTGTGTCAGGATCTAGTACAAGGTTAGTTGCATTAGCCGAACGAAAATAAATGCTTGAAATAAGATTGCGCCGAGCAACCATGGCTTGCAGCTCAGCAAAACCAACAGCCGCGTCAAAGGTGGGCCTTGATACGCTAACCGATGCCTTTTGAAATGCGGGCGCAACGACTTTCGGGCTGTTGTATTCGACAGACGCCCGTATCTTGCGCGCGTGAACAAACAGCCGAAACGCCATTAGTCGAAGTCACTCCTCACCTTAAGCTTGATCAAGTCATTGACTGTCTGCTTGCCGCCGTCAGAGAACGTGATTTCTAACTCACCCTCGAAGGTACCTGCTGTATCCAGTGTACCCTCTGGGAAGTCTGTAGCTACTTTGCCGCCTGTAGCATCAGTAACCGTGCAAGTAAGAGTGCTTTTTACAGTAGTGCTGCCTAGCTCGCGTATACGGAAACGCACAGAAGCACCCGTGAGATTTATGGGTGCCCACGTGGCGTCATTGTCTTCGTCCAATGTAGTCCCGGCAGCCGCCGTGTTGCTGTCCTTCAGAGTAAAAGTCAGCTCTGGTAACGTATCGCCTGTGACTAGATTGAGAGTGTCTGAATATGCCATTTTAGCTCCCTTCTAAGTGCTTTGGCGTTAAATTACTTTGTCGGCGCTACACCTGTCGTCCCTTGTACCTCAATGTTCAATGCGTTAGCAAAAGCGCCATAGTGTGCCTGCGCGCGCTGGGCGTTGCCTGCATACTCACTGTCTTTGCTATAAGCACGGTACAAGATGTAGTCGGTAACGACGTTTCCGTAGATATCTGGCAGATCGAGGTTGCCACTTACATCGTCATAGGTAGAACCTGCCGCTGGCTCAGATACGTCTGTTGGGAACGCTGAGTACGTAATATCAACACGTGTAGTAGTCAACGCTGGTGGGTAGACAAAAAACGTCTTAGGGTCTCTAGGGTCGTAGGTAAAGTGCACGACATCTAGTTCACCAGACAAGCCATACCAGTTAGGGATCTGAGCGTCTAATACCTCACGTGCCACCATACGGACTGCTTTGTTTGTGCCAGCAGACGCAGAGTTACGGATCACGTCAATGAGCTTAGCGCCGTCGTTGGGTAGGGTCTGCTTAGCCCCAGCAACGCATTCAACCGTAGCGCTCTTAATTGTGGCGTCAGGGCGATATAGCACTACTTCCCTTTGGCCATCGTTCAAATAACGAACAAGTTCTGACACCGGCCAGCGTACGGATGTTGTATCTTGGAGGATATCAACTACGCGGTGAACAATAGATTGTGCTGATATAGCCATTTCTTACCTCACTAAAGGTCGAAGTCTAACGCGGGTTCCTCCGCGAACTTTGCCTTGGTGCGATTCGATTCTGGCAACGTGGCGCTGTTCACGGGCCTTACTGGCCATCTCGACAGCCAAAGCAGGATTAAAAAATACGGTTTGGGGCATACTTGCAAGTTTAGCAATCGCTTCCATAACGATCGCGTCTCCCCAGTAGTCATACAGATCAGTCTCAATAGACGTAGCTGAGCGCGTAGGCGCTAGAGCAGCTGATATTTCTACTGAGTAACGGTCATCTGGAAACACATTAAAACGAAGCGTAAGCGCTTCGTCCACTCTGCGGGTATAGTACGCAGTTGGCTTACCTTCCCGGTTAGGTAGGTAATAAGAATCTTGCTCGAAAACGCCGCTAAGCTTTTCATCGTCTAAGCAAACAGCTAAGATTTTAGACACGCGAAGCTGCCGATTCGGCATATCGATGTCATAATTGTTAACGTCTTTAGAGGTCAGAAAAGGGTCTAGAGTCTGGCGCATAACATTAGTGCTATCGCAAAACTCTATAGCGGCATCTAGGATTGCCTGAGACGCAGTTGGCTCTGGACAGCCTTGGACATAAGGCATCACTCTAGAGTAAAACTTATCAATACTGATCATGACAGCGCCCAGACGGTCTTTTTGTCACTGAATTCTATCAGCTACCCTTGCTTTTTGCGAGTTTTAGGTGCGGTCTTGGGAGCTGGTTTTTCAGCTTCCTTGCGCATATTCAACTCATGCTCAAGCTTGGCACCTTCTTCGGTGGGTGCCCACCCTTCGCCTTCTAATCGCGCTACTATCACTACCTTACCGCCGTGATGAATACGCAGTTTGTTGGCTAAGATTTCTCCACCATGTTCTTTGATAAAGCTATTTACGTCCATTAGTAGTCTCCAAATAAAAAAGGGACTCCGAAGAGTCCCTCTGACTATAACACCGGATTAAGATGCTGAGCCAACTTGCGCAACAACGAGCGCCTCTGGCTTGATAACTTTCCGGCCGTAGACAGCCAGACCACGGACGATGTCGCCGAAGTCAGTCTGGTTACGGAGAGGCTCAGTCTTGTTGATGGTCATAGCGAATGAAGTCGCGTGGTTAGTACCAGCGATCATTGTACGACGCGCCTTAGCGTTTGTGAGAGTCGCACCACCAGAAGTAGCGGAGAGACCAGCAACCAGCGCCTTAGCAGCTGCACCTTTTGGAAGCAGGTTAGATACGTATACAGAGAAACGATCCAACGTGCCGATCTTGCCAGTACGGATAGTGCTTGACGCATCACCCATGAAGTTGGCTTGAGCAACGTCTGACTGCATAAGCAGGTGACGCTCGAAAGGTGACATGACCAACCAACGGCCATCTTCTGGGACGTTCTGCTCGTCGAGAACAGAAGCCATGCGAAGAATCGCGTCAAGGACATTGTCAGGAGTAGACTCATCAATAGGAGCGGTGTCAGTACCAAGGTTGTACGCAGCTGAGATTTCTCCAGCTGTGCCACCTTCGTTAGCAGAGTCAGGACCTTCAGTTACGAAAGAGTTGAAGAATACTTCGTTCTCGATCGCGATCTTGAGCTGCTTAGCTGCATCTTCTGTGAACATGTTCATCAAGTCCATGTCAGACTGATAAGCAAGAACGTCGTTCACCTGAACGCCGAAGTACTTACCCTTGTTGATCTGCATGTCTTGGAAGATCGGGGTTGGTACTTCATAGCTCAGTGTCTGACCAACAGTGTAGTCAGAGATGGTGATTGAAGGCGCAGTACGGATACGCACGGTATCGCCTTGGTTTTGCAATTCGCCCTCGTAATCTGTGTTGCAGATCTCAGAGAGAATTGTGTTCTGGTAGAACTTAGCAAGCAATTTACCTGACCAGAGGGTCGGGATAAACGCACCTGAGTAAGAAGGGTTCGTATCAAACGACCCACTTCCGGTTACGGGATATACAGCAGCCATGTCGGCCTCCTAAAACAGATTGGTTAATTACGCCACTACACGACCTTGCATGTAAGCAGCATCAATTTCAGCTTCAAGTTTGTTGGCCTGATCTAACTTGCCCACGCTATTTAACTGCGCAGCTTTTTGGAACATTTTCTGAATTTCAGCATTCGAATATGTTTTTCCTTTCTGCGAAGTAGGCGTAGCGTTCGAGGCGGTTCGAACAGGTTGAATCTGACGCTCAAGTTCTTCAGCGACGGGCTTTTCTTGGGCAGGCTCTTCCTTGACCATGCTCGACTTGAACATGTCAACGTAGTATGCGACACCCTCGGCATCCCCCGACTGGTAAGCTTGAAGAGCAATGGTACGGCGCGGTGCACGTAGCACCGGGTCTACTTCGTCTAGCCATGCAATCCAGTTTGGATCGGAATCCAACTGCTGGAAATCTGGTACTAGTCTATGTAGCCTAGCTTCGAATGTAGTCTCGCTGATGCGGGTATCTGTACTCCCAACTAAGTCTCGCAACTCTTGGTTTTCAGCTTGTAACGCTTCGAGTCTACCTTCGAACTCCGCCGCAACTTCGCGGGCAACCTTACGCTGAACTTCAATAAGGTCTTCCCCAAAGTTTTGCACGTCTTCATCAGTAACCAACTTCTGTTCCTGCTTTGGCGTTTCTTCGGCTTTCTTAGTCAAAGACTCCTTGAGCGCTTCAAGCTCCTTCGTCAATGTCTTCACCTCAGAATGAAGTTGTGGAACCTCTTTGTCGTACATACCTTGTAGGGTCTTGTACTTTTGCTTCCACACAGCAGGATCTTCATCAGTATTTTTTGGCTTAGTCTCCTGTACAGGTTCAGGCTCAGAAACTGATTCTGCCTCTACTCCTTGTTGCTCTG